AGGAGAACCAATTGGTGGGTAATGTGTTCCACCTGTTGGGTTGTTAGGGAAGTTAGCAACTGACCCTGCGTTTTGATAACCTTGAATTTTAGGTACAAAGTAAAACAATTTACCGATTGGTAAGTTCATAGCTTGTACTGATACGATATCGTTAGCCAACAATTTAGAGAAAACACGTCTTACGATTGGGAAAACAACAGTTTCGAATGCTCCGTTAGAAGATCCGTCAGAAGTTGCTTCGTTGATTAAGTAAGATGCTTGGTTTTCGTACAATTGTGCTACGTTTTCTTTTAAGTGACCTCTTAGACCATCTAAAAAGCCTAATTTGTCCCATTTGTTGATTGTGTCTTCTTTGATAACTTTAAGGTGCTTAAGACCGATGTTACCAACTAGACCTGATTCTAATAATGCTCCCATTTTTTTTGAGTTTTTTATTAATTTATGTTTATGTTTATTTTAACTTTGTCATCAAATCCTTCATTCTCATGAATTGAGGATTCTCATAAGTTTTTGATTCAATCAAATTCACTGCCGATCCTGTTGATACGGTTTTAACTGTTCTTTCAATTGATTCGTTAATTTTGTTTTCTACATTTGATCCTGAATTTAATTCAGTTTTGATGGATCTATATAGATTTTTTGATTCTTTTAAAGATTCAACATTATCAAATCTTTTAAGAATATTTATTTTTTCTTGTTTTGTCGTTGAGTGTTCTGTAAAAAGTCTAGTAGCGTAAGCTAAGTTTGAATTAAATACAGCAACCTCATTCAACTTAGTTCTAAAAACGTCAAGTGCTTGTTTGTATTCTTCGTTTTTCTCTCTTAACAAATTAACTTCGTTAATTGATGATTCAGAAAGTTTGAATGGATTGAATTCCATATTTCTGTTATTTAGTCTTGATTTTCTTAAACCTCTACTACCATTTTTTGATCCATTACCGTAAGTTCTTGAAGCTTCTTTCGTCTCAACTTTTTTCATAGATCCTTTTTCCATATTCACACCCTCTTTATATTCAAATTTGGCTTTACCAGTTCCCATTGCTTTAGTTCCTTTTCCAAAAGCTTCTTTTCTTTTAGTATTGAAACCTCCGCTCATATTAGGTTTTTTGTCGTAATTGAATTTTGGACCTCTTCTTGACTCAAGACCTTTAGATTTCATAGATTTTTTTGATTCGTAAAGATCTTCTTCTAGTTCATCGGCGTATGGATCACTTTCTTCGTCAAATTCAGAATACATACCTTCTTCTAAATCTTCCTCATAAACTTCCATACCATGAATTGACATGTCGTCTTCTTCGTCCATTTGGATTTCGTAAACAACATCATCTTCTATGTCATCCTCTTCACTAAGACCAAGACCTCCTTTGACAGCACCCATTGCGGCACCACCCCAAGACCATTCTTCATCCATTTTACTCATGTCTTCCATGTCGTCGTCTTCTTCTTCTTCCATTTCAATTTCATACATTGTTTCGGTCACATCTTCTTGAGATTCTCCCAACTGAATCATGTATTCGTTATCACCGTCAGTTAAGTGAATATTTTCACCTTCTTTTTTAACGATAATACCGTCTTCATCACCCATTGCTTTGAATACTCGAAGAACTTCTTCGTCTGATGCTTTTGTCATGTCGATAGTTTCCTCATCGTCATCAGAAAAATCTTCCTCATCGTCATCAGAAAAATCTTCCTCATCGTCATCAGAAAAATCTTCATCATCGTCATCAGAAAAATCTTCATCATCGTCATCAGAAAAATCTTCATCATCGCCCATTACCATGTCGTCATCGGCAGGCGGAGTTTCAATCTCATCTTGTTCTTTAAGAGATTCTTTTACTAATTGTCTGATTTCTTCACTCATTGTAGACTGAAGTATTCCTTTTGCATTCTCTTGTAGAGTCTCTTCTAAATTTCTTATTTGAAATAGAGCTTCTTCTACTACGTTTTTGTTATTTGTCATACTTTTTATAAAATATTTTCTAATAAATATCATAGAAAACAAAAAAAGTTTGTTTTTTGAATATAAAAGCACAAAAAAAAGGGAAAAGACTTAAATCCCTTCCCTTTTATTAGAGTTATTGTGTTTGGTTTACCCTTCGATTACNTCATCAATNTTNGATTCAACAATTNCNGTGATTCTCCAATCCATAGAATAGTTCTCATAAACCTTTGTTACTTTTGCTTCAACATCGGTAGGTGAATACCCTCTAACTAATTTTTCTTCTCTCATTTTTTTTATCTTTCCTGTGTTCTCATCAACCATATCAGTTGTGATTCTTGCTATAAAATACTTTTCGTCCATAATTATTTTTTTTATTTATTCAAATAATCGGATAATCTATTCATTAAGTCAAGCGATTTTGAACCAGTTTCGCCAACATGTCTTTCGGCATTCATTTTTTTCTCTTCATCTAAGTTTTCCTCAAATTGTGATCTGTCTTCTTTATTTAAAAATAAGTAAGCTCCTGGTGTAGACGGTGATGATACCAAGTCAAAGCAAATTAACTCAAAATCGTCCTGAACTTCATTTTGATCTCCAATTTTTTTAAGTGACCCAACTCCACGAGAAGATATACCTAATGTAATTCCTTGACGAAGATAGTTGGCCGCTAAATCACCTTTTGTAGATACAATCCCCCTTTCGTGAAAACCAGGACTTGTTAAAAGTTTTATTTTTCCTAATAATACAGGACCCTCCCACCATATATCGGTGATTGCGTGTGATACTCTATCTAAATCAATTAAAGAAGACTCAGGGTGGTTTAACTCAGATAGAGCGGTTCCCTTTTGAATCATTTTTTTATAGTTTTCTGATTCACGCTTTAATATCTTTTCAGGATATATCCTACCGTTCCTATTTGGTGTGTTATATTTTTGAAGAACCGCATAAAACTCAAATGGTTTTGAATAATCCAACATATCACGATTTTCTCTAATCATTGATAAGTTTCTTCTTTCATTTGGGTCAATATATCCAGCATCATGCTCAACAAGGATTCCACGACCTGAATCTCTTGGTCCTAGTATTTTTAAATTTTCCATTTAGTATTTTCTATATAAATATTAAATAGTTTCGGTTTCTTTTTTTATTGGTTTTTGATTTCCGTTTTTTGTTAGATAAAATTTGAAATATTTGTTCTTATTCATTACATCACCATAAACGGACTTGATTAAATTTTTTACATATTTTTTTAATTTTGGTGATTTAAAATCCATAGGTTCTAAAACGAACAAATTTATTTCTAAATTCATAAAGGATTTTTTATTGAGTTGAAGTCCGCTTGTTCTAAGGTCTAAATCAACAATAAACTTTGTATCGAAGACTTCTTTATTTATATTTTCTAAAACTGTGTGCTTAACTGAACGTGTCATGTTTAAGACAACTCGATTCCAATTTTCTATATCATCTTTGGGTTCAACCCAACTTTGAATATTTATAAAAATTGATTTTAAATTTGTGGAATCGATTGTTCCATAGTGAGACTTGAATGTTCTATATCCACTCAATTTAATTGTTTTTCCTTTTTTCATAGATTTTTTTCATACCTGAACTGTTTATTTTGATATAATTGTAGACAAATATTATATTTATATCAACAAACAAAAAAAATATGTTAAAAGTAGAAGTTAAAAAAGGTAATATCGAAAAAGCTTTAAAAGAACTTAAGGGTAAGGTTATTAAAACAAAACAAAATGCGATTCTTTTTGATCGAAAAGAATTCACTAAACCGTCAATCACTAAACGTGAGGAAAATAAAAAGGCGGTCTATATTCAAAAAGTTAGATCTAAAAAAGATTAAAGACCCTCGTTAAGTTGTTTTAATTTGTAGTAATTCAGTTCTGAAAATGATTCCGTCTGCAATTTATTTAAAACTTGATCTATTGTTGATATAGTTTCAGAATCAGACTCGTTATTTTTTTGATTTGTCAATTTAGAAATAACATTTTCTTTTTCTATGTTATAACTTTCAATCAAGGTTTCCTTTGGTTTTGACAAAATAGTTTTCAATTCTTTTCGTTCTGATTCCGTTAAAGAGGATATGTATTTATCTATTGTTTTGTTTGCAACATTAACCATAGATTTTAAAGGAACTTTGATAATTTCTTTTTGATCTTCTTTTTTGGTTTTTAGATTTTCTAAAATAACTTTTTTACTTTTAATCTTATTTTCTAATGTTAAAACATTTGTGGAGAATAAGTTGTCAATTTCTTGATATTTGTTTTCACAAACAACATGACCAACCCACGCTTTAAGTTCTTGAATATGAATAGGTCTTACTTTATTAATTAAATTTTCGTAAGCAGTAATTGATTCATGAATGAATTCATTTGCAACAGATTCATTTAACCCTTTTTTATCTTTGAGTTCATCGTATAAGAAAAATATTTTTGATATATTTTTATTTTTCAATACCAATTCTTCAAAAACAAATAAACTTGATTTGAATCTATTTTCTTTATACGACTCAGATAAATAAGTCTCTATTTTTGATTTTATTTCTCCAAACATTTTTTTCTAATTTAATAATAAATATCAACTAATTTTTTTTAAGAAAATAATTAATCATTTATCAACTGATTTAATCGGTCTTCAATATCGCCCAATGAACCATTTATCTTTTGAAAATCTAAAAATTCATCCTCATCAAAATCATCATTCATTGATTCCAAAATTAATTTATTTTTATCTTTTTTATATGATTCAGGAATTGGTGGTTCCCCTCCTGGTGGCGGCGGTGGTGCCCCTCCTGCGGCAGGTGCTCCTCCTGCGGCAGG